CGATAAGCGCACGGCGATAACGAAGCCTGCCCGTTATATCATCACGCTCATAGAGAGAACGCAACAACCACTTCTGCCAATTAGTGAACTGCAAAGGCTGACCTGCCCGAAAACCTTTCAACACATTGAAATAGTTTTCAGCGAAGTTAATTATCTCATCGCCGTCAGTAGAACGATTCTTACGCTGCGTATAAAACGCAGGCTTCCACTTATCGGCTGGCTGAACGCTTTTCGGCAATACGCTTTGCAAGGTCGCTGAACTCGTGCTTTGTTGTTTCACCTGTTCCTAATAATCCTCTCTCAGATGGGCTGAATCCTACCTGCCCTAACAGTGTAATGATCTGACGATCTACTTCACGAAGCGCACGGCGTTCACGCCATAGGCTCTGATTCTCTTTCAACATATATCTCAACCGTGTTCGTTCCTCAGTAGCCTCACACAACATCAAGACCAGTTCGGTGTCCATATTCTGTTTAAGCCAACTAGCACCAGAAGTCCACACCTGATTCCAAAGATTCATTCCCTGCTTACCTAACGGGCGTGTCGGCTCAGGGATATGACTTGAAGTAATCGTAGTTATTTCAGCCATAGGAACAACCTCAGGCAACTTACGCCCCGATGGATTCCCGATACGGCGTTTGCGTTCAACAGGTTTCCTGTTGTGTCCTCCACTACCTTTGCCACCCATAAAGTTTCAAGCCTCGTATCTAATCGGATACAAAGTATGCCACAAACTAGGCAGCAAGCGTTTTAACTGTCCGAACTTCCTTGATATGTTTACACTCAACTTTACGAAAAGTGTTATGCGGACACGAACAAGACCACTGCGAACCAGTAACAGAAACCGTATAGAAGTCATCGCCCGAACTAGAAGCAACCTCAAAAACTTTATCGGGTAAAACCTTCACAAACTTCTGTCGGTCAATAGGCTCAATCCAATCCATACCTAACGCCGAAGCCACACCGATCTCAGTGCCATCATCAACTTGAATCGCACCATCAAACAAACCGAACTGCGACAACTTCAAGCCTTTAGCCTTCGCCTTCTGACGCATAATCACATTCAACTCTTTACTACCTGTGATATACCAAAGAAACGCACCCCACTGACTAGGCGTAGCACACCAAATGTCCACACCAAGAGACTGACCATTCAGATCAACTATGCCGTGCGAAGCCTGCTCACCTAAACGCTCAAAATAAATATCAGGCAAAACAATTTCCGAAAGCGAATCTGCTTGAACAACAATGTCAAGATCGCCCACCATTTGTGCCTGCCTACGAAACGAACCACCAACCTCGCAGACTAAACCCTGTGCTTCAAAATGAGTAACAAGATCAATAGCAATAAGTTGAACCTCTGACCAAGCCCTACGAACTTTCATATGAATCCTCCTCTTGAACTCTTGACTAATCCTATCGCACCTAGACGCTAGAATTAAGGCTATGAACTATGATCATAAAACTAGTTTTGCTGACGAATTGTGCGAGAAGATGGCACAGGGGTAGTAGGGCAGCCTATACGGAAAAAATGATTTTTTTTTTGCAAATTATTTTTTTTGCTTGAAAGTTTTTTTAGTTTGGAATGATTGGTTTGTTTTGTCTGCGTGAATTGCAAGATCGGTGGGCTGCTGCGAGAGGTGAGTTCGGGTCGCTAGGTAGTAGGTGGTCTGCTGTGAATGGGTCGTTAGGTCTTTTTCCTTCTCCGCATATCCAGCAGGCTGTGGCTGTGTCTCTGATTTGTTTGGCTCGTTTCTTGTAGTCGCCTTTGTAGTGGGGTCTGTCTCGTTTGGGGTGTTGTCTGTTCCAGAGGGTTTGACAGTTTGTGCAGCGTGTGGCGTTGCTTGTGAGGGTTCGGCAGTTGAGGCACGGGCGTTGGATTGGCATTAGTTTTTTTCTAAGATCCAGCCTGCGAACTCTCCGAAGCGAAAGAATTGTTCGGCTGCGGTTGGTAGTTCGGTTTCGCGTAGTGGTCTTTGTATTCCTGCTAAGGATAATTCTTTTGCGATTATTTGTTCGTGGCTGACTCCTGTTGCGACTTTGCCTGCGAGGGTTAGTCTGCGGTTTATAGTGCCTATGTAGTTTGCTTTGGCTTCAATCTTGTCCACGATTATTATTGCGCCACCTTTACGGCATTTGGTTAGTAGTTGAAGGATTAGGTTTTGTCTTTGGTCCATTGTTAGGAACATTAAGACGAGGAATATGGTTGCTACATCAAAGGGTTGGTAGTCGTAGGTTGTGCAGTCTGCGATCTCTAGTTTGCCTTGTGCTTCAAAGTGTTCTGCCATCTCTGGTGCGTTCTCTATAGAGATTAGTTGTGCTTTTCTAGAGGTTAGAGAGTCGTCTAGGAGTTTTCCGATATTGCCTGTTGATGCGCCTATGTCGTACATAAGCCCGTTCTCTGGCAGGTAGTGGCGAACCGTATGCGCTACCGCACCGCTAACTAGGTCGTACCACGGCAAGGATTCCCGAACATGGGTATCAAACTCTTTCGCTACGCCTTTGTTCTTAAATGTCCAGTCGGTAGGTATTTTCATTGTTTAAGCAAGATTTCTTTGTGTACTGTTTCCGCTATTGCTTTCATCATTAGAGGTGGTACTGCTCTGCCGATTCTTTCATAGCGTTGCTGATATGTGCCTGTTAATTGGAAGTCGGTAGGGAATGAAGATAGTTGGCGTAGTTCTTTTAGGTTTAGTTTGCGTGGGTATTGTGGGTGTGTAACCGAACCTGCGCTTAAACTACCGCCAGTAGCAGTAAGTGTCGGTATCGGCTCGTTTAATTGCGGTCTGCTTAATGAATAATACTTTTTTGACGATTCACCTAAAGTTAGGTTTTTCCATTGATCGTAGATCGCATATTTTGTGAAACTTATATCTTGCATCGTTTCGCTATCTACTAAAGACGGGTCATCAGTTATTACATCTGAAACATTGAACCTGTACTTAAACGGTTTAGGGAAGATAGGTGGAAGGTTTAGATCGTTGCGAACACCTATAAAGATTGTTCGCTGTCTCGCTTGAGGAACGCCTAAGTATGAAGCGTCTAAAACTCGTGCTTCAACTTGGTAGCCACATTTTTTTAGTCGGCTTAAAATAAGTTTGAAATAGCCTTTTGCGCTTCCTGTTACTAAACCTTTAACATTTTCGGCAACGAAAACTTTTGGTTGTATCTCATTAAGAAGTCGTGCAAACTCAAAGAACAGGTCATCTGATCGTTGTTGGGTATCTGAATAGGTTTTAACTTCGCCCCAGCCTTCGTGCCTGCTTCCAGCCGTAGAGAACGAAGCGCAAGGCGGTGAGCCTTCTAAAACATCTATTTGATCCGTTCCTGCGATCTTAAAAACATTTGACGCTTTCAAATCTCTAATATCTCTGCCGTCAATAGGTGTTCCTGAATGGTTCAAACTATAAGTGTTTCGGGCTTCTTCTACGAACTCGGAAGCACCAACGATCTTGAAACCTGCCATTTCAAAACCTAGACAAGAGCCACCGCAACCTGAAAATAGTGAGAAAACATTAAACCCGTTCGTGCCTTTAATTTGTTCAATTTGTTTCATTGACGGCACAAAATAGTGTGGTTTACGCATAACAATTATTTTTGTTTGCCACTCCACTCGTAACCGCATTTAGGGCATTTGTGTTCGGTGTCAATCGTTTCGTCATATTTTTCAAACTCGGATAAATCTAAAGGTTCATTGTCTATTTGCAGTTCGTCAAGGTCTGCTAGGTCAAATAAACTTCCTTCTAATCCTTCGTCAGATTCGCTTAATTCTTTTAATAATTCTTCTAATGAACCCGTGTCGTACATCGCTAGATCGTTCGCTCTGTTATCTGCTAGCAAGATGCGTAATGCTTCGTCATCGTCTTTGGTTTCTATGAAGCCTGCACTGATTTCTGCCCAACCTAAAGCCTTCGCTGCTTTCCAAGTGTGGTTGCCTGCGAGGATATAGTTCGTGCGTTTATCTACCACGATTGGGCGATATTGTCCGTGTGCTTTAAGTGATTCAGAGATAGCCCCGATATCGCCTTGACGCACATTCTTTGGGTGGGCTTGAACCGAATCTATATCTACGATTGTGTGTTCTATTTTGCGTTGTTCCATCTCTAATCCTTTTCTATCTCATAGTTGGCGTAACTCATCGTGATTAACTTGCCGTCAGAGGCTACACCAATCCAAGTTGGTGCGTCACTATCACATAGACAGCCGACTGTTCTTTTTAGGTCTGGCTCAAAAGTGTGTTTGCAGTTCAGGCATCTAATTTTCATAGTTCGCTAAATCTCCTTCCAGCGATCTTTTTGTTGAAGTGTTTGATGTTGTTTGCTGGTATGCCTACGAGGTTAGTTTTAAGCAATATTGCTAGTAGATCTGTTGCGTCTTGGCTTGTGTATCCAGCGTCAGTTATGGCTTGTTCGTTAGGGAATACATCTGCTCTGCGATCATCTGGTGTGATTAGATCGTCTTGAAGTCCGCCTGTTGAGTAAAGCCATCTAAAATTGATTGGTGCTTCGTTGCCGTGTTGTTTAAGCATCGCTACTTCTTTTGTGTAGGCGTAGAACAGCACTTGAGGGTTATCTGCTGCGATAGCAAACCAAAGATACAAATATTGTTCAGAGTAGAAGTCGCCTGAGTCGTGTATCCGAACTGCTGCCCCACCATTGCGTATCCAAGCCTGTAACCAATGATCATCGGTCAATTCTGCGCCTTGCGGCATTTGGCGTGGTTCAAAAGTTGGCTTAAACCGTTTATGGCTTAACTCTTTGTTAATCATCGCTCTAAACAAGATCGGTTGATCAAGCGTTAGACGCAAGTTTTTAGTGTGTGCTGCTAAAACATTTGAAAACAAATATGTGCCGTTTCGGGCGTAACAAACTTTGGCGCAAGCCCCAGCATTAGGACAAGTCTTAAAGATCTCGCCATCTAATCGTATAAACCAAGCAGGGATAGCAAAATTGTATATGCGATGCGGTTTTAATTCGCTGTTTTGTGTCAGCAACGGCATCAGTTTTTATAGTTCTGCACCTTGAGACATAGCGATTCGCATACGATCAACCATCTGCTTATACATCGCCAACTCTTGAACTGCTTTAGCGTAAGCCTCGCTCAATGTTTCTTTTTCAGCCTTCAACGAATCACGATCTTCTCGCATATGGTCAAGCGCAACTTGTAAATCATCTGTTCGTGCTTGCCAATGTTGTAGTTCGGCGTTCAAACTCTCACTCATTTCTTTTGCCTCCGTTTCTTGATCTCTGCTTCTAACGCTTCAACTGTTGCTATCAGTTCTTCTGCTTCCATCTGCCCAACACTTAACCTTCTTAGAAATGCTACCGCATTCTGTAAATCTTTTAAGGTCATAACTCGCTTCGCTTTCTCTCTCAAATAAAAATAAGTTCTCGTGCCAGCCAACCCTATTAGGGAACAAGTCACCGCTCAAGAGGGGATAAAAGCGATGATTGGCTGACACGAGAACACTTTGAGCCTATCGGCTGCGATTCGTATATGTCCTTCGTGGTCGTTTGTAGCTGCGCTCGTAAGACAGGGTGCTGAAGGCTCTTAAAGCCACGCTGAGCAGTAGCCCGATGATTATGCCGTAGCCAACCCAGCCTGCCGAAGTTGATTCCGTTTCAGATGGCAAAACCATCATTAACAGAAGTAGCCCGATGCCTGTAAGTGAAAAAAATAACGATTGCTGTGGTCTCATTTAACTTCTCCTATCTCATCTATGTTGTAGTTGATTTTCTCTACTTTGCAAAGATGCACTCTTTCTTCGTTGAGTGTCATCATTGATTTCAAGAACTCTTGTGCGCCTGTTTGGATATCTTCGCCTGCTGCTGCAAGGCTGAGCAGGTTCATTAGCCAACTAAGCGCACCTGCTTCGTCAAAGCCTGCGTCTGCTTCGTCATCTGACCAGTCTTGCATCGCTACTACAAGCCTGATTTCAAACAGGGCGGTGTCTCCGCTTGAGATCAGTTCTATGTGATCTAGTGAGTGTTTAGTGATTTTCATTTTGTGTATGCCTCCATCTGGAACAGAATATCGTTTTGTTTTTCTTTGTCGGATTGTTCAATGAATAGATCTGGTTGCCCGAACTTGCTATTTGCGAATAGACTTGCTTGGTATGCGACCTCACTGATTTGATCACAATAGACATCTGTTAGAACGCCTTTCACTTTTGGGTTTTTGCGCCCGAAGTCTCTGCGGACAATGTAAGTATCGTTCCAACCGAGTGTGATATTGACTGTGTAGCCTTTACCGCACGGCAAAATTACTTCAACTGTTTCGCCTTCGCTATTTCTCCACAACTCTATGCGACCACCTGAGATCGCTAGAAATGTTGGCGCACCGATTTGTTTGACTAATTCTCCTGCGTCAAAACTTCTTTGCTGATATTGATTTGTGTTCATTTCTATTCCTCCTCTTGAATTTTGGTTATTGGTTAATCGGTAAGAATACCTTGTGGGTGTTCAGGGCTTGAACCTGAAAGCCTGCCAGCCACCCGATCTGACTATTTGCTGTAAACGGTCACTTCTTGAATCTTGTAGAAAAGTTCTGATCTTTGCTCTCCAGTAAGACCAGCCAAGTAAGCGAGAGTGTTGATCTCGTGTTCCAATCTTTTTGACTCTTGCACGGTTTCTTCAAAGCGACTCGGATTGATCCAACCGAGATCAAGTCTTGCGCCGTTCTGAAGTCTTGCTTGCTCTGATTTGGCTGTACTAATTAGTTGCATCAATGCTTTATCAATGTCTGTTCGGCTGTCTGCAAATCTGATGATTGCATTGAACATTGAATAAGCAGTTCTGCCTTCTGGCGTTTCGTTTTCGTTTTCAATTCCTGCAAGAACTTCTCTCGCAAGACTGTAAGGATCTTCGTATTCTCCTGAAAGCAGATTCAGGATATTTGTTTTAAGTGTTTCCATTTCTAAGTCCTCCTCTTGAACTTTGAGATTTTCTGACCTCATCAGTAGCGAAGTAATCGCTAGACCCCTTTCGGGGTTTCGGTCTAGTTTTCTAATCCGCAAGCCTCATAAAACTTTACATAGTTGAAATTAGGATTATCTTTTTTGAGTGCCTGCCCTAATGTTTCATAGACCAAATGATCTAAGACTGTTGTAACTAGCCTGCTATCAATTTTTGTATTTTTTGAGTAATGAATACTCTCGTTTATTTGTTTAATCGCTTGTGCAATTAGTTGATAATCTTTTTTATTCATTTCTAAGTCCTCCTCTTGAACTTTCAGGCTGTTTACCTGATATGTCAATCTTAAAGTGTCTAAACGGAATCACCCAATTATTAAACCCTCTAAAACCCTTATTTTATAAGGCTTTCAAAAGATTTCTAAAAAAAGTTTGAAAATTAGCAGCCTAACCACGCAGACCAACCGCACTTCCCCTTAGCCCTGTCATACCTGATCAAAGCCTGCGCTGCATCAATCGTTACAGCGACATCAAACAAATCTGCTGGCACAAGATCCCGATTCAAAACAGTTTGCAAATATCCGTTCGGATAATAGGTAGTGCGCTGAATCCAAAACAAATTGATCTGGAACAACCCTAACGAACCTTTAACACCTTGCACCGTGTTCGGGTCATTCTTATTGTGCGCCGAAGCAAGGCATCTAGATTCACGCCATATAATCGCATCAGCCTTCACAACATCTTTCTCAAGCCAACCAGCGTCACGCAACCGATTCCAATACTGACCACACTTAGCCCAATCAGGAACAGTGCGCTTAACCGTAGGCACATAATCAAAAGGGTGCTGACGCATAACATCACGATCAACCTGCTTCGGTGCGCTCGCAGCGTCAGCAATACCAGCAAAACCAATAATACTTGCAATAAATACAATCAACAATTTCTTCACAGTAACTCCGTTCACCTTGTCCTCCTTCTGAACTTGGTTATAGGTTTTTAGTTTTCTTTGTTCTGTCCTTGACAGGTCGTGGCGTGTTCGCTCATCGTTCGCCTCAGTCGGCGTATGTCTCAACCCTAGCATTGTTGTTGCTGACTTTGAAATATATATATATGTTTAAGTTTTAACTAACTTGACACAGTTTGAATGACCCCTACCGCTCTGCCTCACTGCGATTCCCAACAAATTATTCGCCTCACACCATAATTGCTTACAGCGTGATCTACCCTCGTTGCCGAGTGTTACCAACTACCGTGCGAATGGTTTAGGTCTGTGTGTGTATTCTTCTCGTTTTCGTTTCTTACTTCTTTAGGCTTTGCCGAACTCCCGACATTTACAAGGCACAACATAGGTGTATGTGCGCTCCATAACAGTTTTAGTGAAGCCTTCACAAATCAATTCTTTAGTGTTGAAGTTCCAACGCTTACCGTTATCCCAGCCGTTACCATCGCAGATCTCGCAAACAACAACTGTCCGATCTGTTGCTGGTTTACGAAGCAACGCAAACGCTCTGTGAACTTCTTTAAGGCTTGGAAACTTGTCGTAATGCTCCATAATTAGTGGCACTACTTTTCGTGCGTCATCAACATCTTGTAACAAAAGGAAATCATCTCCTGTCCAAGCGTTCTTTACTGTGTTGCGAGGAATCTGACTAGTAGGCAACACACCACAAATCCGATCTATGAAGCCCTCTATCTGTGCTGGTGTCATTTAGCCTCCTCTTTCAAGTCTCTGAATATAGCCCGTGAAATATCAATTCCTACAAACACTTTATTTTGCGAGTGTTTAGCGTCTCTATACACCATCTACTGCTTTCTGACGCTTAAGTAAATGTGCTACAAGATCATCAAATGAAATCAGTAAATCCTTAGAGGCACTGTAAAAAAGTTCGTTAATTTGTCGCTGCTTATCAAACGCTTGAACTTTACGCCAATGACTCTTTGACTTAGGTGAAAGACAAACCAATCCTCTTGTTTTCTGCGATATAAACACATAAGCCAAAGGTTCAACTATTTTGTTGTCAAAACTAGAAACCGTATCTACAAACAAACTTTGATAAGGATAATTCAAGTAATCACTTGTAAAATCTCTGCTAGATGATTTAACTTCTAACGGCTTATAGTTCCAGTCAAAAACAATGTCCTGCTCGTGTTTGGTCATATATTCTCGTTCAGCAGTTGTTTTAGCGATCTCAATATCTGGCGCATAACATCTGATGCCTTTACTTTGTAAAATATCGGCAACATATTTTGACCAGTAACCACCTTGCTTAAATGCTGTTACATAATCAAAAGTCACTATTGTCCTCCTTCGTAGTATTCGTGCATTGCAGGTCGCACTAATTCCTCCCAAGTGCTAAGCCTGACCATCACTAAACCTTCGCTGCCCCAATCATCGGGCATCAAAATGGCTCTCGTAGGTTTCCGCCTAGAACCATAATCAGCCTCGTTAGAACGCACCTGAGCCTCTATACGAAGCCACGCCGTAACAGCAGCCCCGATCTGCTTACCTGCTTTAACCTCGTTAGCGAACAGAACATCTTGCCAGCGTTCCTCGTTACCGTCACCGAACTTATGTGATGGTGCTACACCGAGACGCTTACGAGCGACACGCTGCTTGTTTAATCCTTTAGTGCGAGATCTTTTCCCTCGTGCTGTC